GTACGCAATGCAATTGACCGAATCAAGGGATTCTTCAATTTTTCATGGTCATTGCCAAAACTGAAACTGCCACACATCAGCATTTCCGGTTCATTCAGTCTTGTTCCACCAAGGGTTCCGCATTTCAGTATTGATTGGTACAAAAAGGCATATGAAAACGCATATATGTTCACACAGCCGACAGTATTGCCGACACTGGGCGGTATGAAGGGGTTTGGTGACGGTGCAGGGTCTGAGATGGTCATTGGCACAAACAAACTGATGTCGATGATCGCACAGGCATCCGGTGGTGATGACATTGACATCAACATCTATGCACAGCCAGGCATGAATGCACAGGAAATCGCATCAGAGGTTGAACGTGTATTTGTGCGAATGAGTAACAGCAGAAAGGCGGTGTTCTCATGAGACAGATATTAACCATCGGTGGCAAATCTCTGATGGATTTTCATGCGTGGTATGACGGTTCTGAATGGTGGAGAATGCCACAGAAAGAAATTGAGAACCTGCAGATACCTGGAAAGAACGGTGACTTGACCATCGACAATCACAGGTTCAGTAACATCACCATTCCTTTCAATTGCTACATCCACAAGAACTTTGGTCGGAACTATTCCAATCTGATCAATTATCTGATGTCTTTGACAGGGTATCAACGCATTGAATCCAATGAAGAACCGGATGTGTTCAGAATTGGAATGATAAAGGCACCAATTGAGCCAGAGATGGGGCAGTTCAATTTCCGTGGGCAGTTTTCCATTGATATTGATTTCATGCCACAGAAGTGGCTGAAAGTGGGCGAAAACCGCATCACAGTGAATGGCAGTGAAACACTGGTGAATCCGACAGCGTTTAACGCACTGCCGACACTGTATGTGCAGGGAACCGGAGACATTACAGTGAACGGAAACACAATGACACTTGCAAACAACACTGGCACAACGGTGATTGATTGCGGTGCACAGAATGTCTATGAAGGCACCATCAACCGGAACAGTGACATCACATTAACAGACAATGCGTTTCCGGTACTGGTGCCAGGAACAAACACGATTGAATACGGAACAGGAATCACATCACTGGTTGTGGTTCCGAACTGGTGGAAATTATGAAACCTATCTTGATGAATCCTTCTGAAACGCTGACACAGATGCTTGCATCACAGTCAAACGGTCTTGGAAGACTGAATGCACAGCGGTGTGTGGTGACAGAAGAAAGAAATGGCATGTATGAAGCAGAACTGACAGTGTTCATTGATGACGAACACTTCAGTTCGCTTTCTGTCGGTTCTGTGCTGAAATTGATGACCAATGAAGGCATGCAGATGTTCCGTGTGTATCAGATCACGAAACCGATGAACGGTGTGTGTACGGTTTACGCACATCACATCACGTATGACCTTGCAAAAGCGGCAGTGTTGCCGTTTTCCGCAACAGGTGCAAGCACGGTCATGAACGGTCTTGTTTCGCACCTTGTATCAACTTATGAATTCAGCATCAGCACCGACATCGTGAATCCAACATCAACATTCACGCTGACTGAACCAAAGTATTTCCGTGAATGTCTTGGTGGGTATCAAGGTTCTGTTCTTGATGTGTTTGGCGGTGAATATGAGTGGGATAACTTGACTGTCAGACTTCTTGCGCATCGTGGATCAGACAACGGTGTGCAGATCAGATACGGCAAGAATTTGACTGATATTCAGCAGGAAACGAACATTGAATCAATGTACAATGCCGTTCTTGGGTATGCCACGGTCGATGACACAACCACAACAGGCACGCTTCAGATGGTCACACAGACATCGGCACCGAAAACACTGATCATTGATTTCAGTGATGATTTTGATGAAGATGAAACGGTGACCGTGGCGAAACTGAACACACTTGCACAGAATTACATTCAGAACCATGATCTGACCACACCAAAGGTCAGCATTGATGTGTCATTCGTGGCACTGGCAAGCACAGACCAGTACAAAGACATTGCACCATTGGAGCACGTTAAACTGTGTGACACTGTGCATGTTCTCTTTGAGAAACTTGGTGTTAATGCAACCGCAAAGGTGATCAAGACCGAATATGATTCACTGAATGAAAGACTGCTTTCCGTTGAAGTTGGTGATGCAAAAAGCAACATGAACAGTGTCATTGATTCGGCGGTGTCAGAAGCAACAGAGACACAGACAAAAGCAGTGAATGCTGTTGACGGTGCTGTTACTAATCTGACAAACATGATTCTGAATTCACTTGGTCTGTTTGTTTCCAAGGTAGAAAAGAGCGGTGGCGGTTACCAATACTACATGCACAACAGACCGGAACTGTCTGAAAGCCAGTATCAGTGGACAATCAATGCAGGTGGTTTTGCTGTGTCGCAGGATTATGGGCAGACATGGTCTGCCGGTATTGATGCAGACGGCAATGCGGTCTTCAATTCGATTGCGGCGAACACGATCAATGCACTGACGATCAATGGCGCAGAGGTAAACGGTTCTGCGATCAATTCTGGTGACCTAACATGGTATGGTGGCACAGCGAATGAAGCGAACATGATTGAATCTTCAGTGACCTACGCCGGGGAAGTATATGAAGGTGTAGAACTAAAAGCGGACGCAATTAGGTTGACTTCTGATGGTACTGTGTGGTTGAAAGCAGTAAACTCGGAAATATCTTGTGCTGTTCAAAGCGCAGGTATGAGGTTTAGTAACGGCACGGCTAGGGCACGAGTTGACCTTGCACAAACTTCAGTCAGACTTTCATACAGCAACGATGGCGGTGCAACCGTAAAAGGTTCCGTCATGGTAAGCGGTAACGGTGTGGACATTGACGGTGACAGGGTTTTGGTCAATGGTGCGAGCGTGGTTAGAGGTTCTGTAGGGCATGCTATAACGTGTTCTCCTGGCACGGCAGACGGTCATAACGTTCTGAATTTCTTCTATGACGGTGTTTATTATGGACACACTGTGTATTAAGAAGGTGAACAATGTACAAACTTAACCTAGTTCCAAAGACGGGAACAAACACAATCACATGTTCACAGCATGACACCGGTTTGCGCATGTTTCAGTTCCAGATGTACAAAGACCGTGAACCGTGGCAGATTGATGCAGAGACCGTGACAATGGAAGTGTCAAACGGTGCATCTGTAATTGGCACGTTCACAAACAACGTTGCTGTGTTTGACTGTACCGCAGATATGACTGCAAATGCAGGCAAATATTTCGGAAAAATCAAATTTGAAAAGGGTGCAAATGTTCTACGTTCTGCATCCTTTAATTTCATTGTAGAAAGGAAACCATAAGATGATCACACAGGAATACTTTCTTGACATGATACCAGGCGAATCAACACCGCCGGTTGTTCATGTATCACAGTTCGATGTGAATTCACGCACACTGACATTCAATCTGATGAAAGGTGGTGTGGCATATGAACCGGATGCAGGTATGTCTGTCACACTGGATGGCACGAAACCGGATGAAACTGCGTTTTCGTATCCAATGACGGTCAATGGTTCATCTGTCTCGATTGATGTTCAGACACAGATGACAGTGGTTTCCGGTCATGTGAAATGTGAAGTGTCAGTATCAAATGCGTCTGGCAAAATCGGTTCTGCAAACTTCATTTTGGCAGTAGAAGAATCAGCCATTGATGACGGTGCAATCTCTGAAACTGACATACCGATTTTTGAAGATTTGAAGAACCAAGCACAACAGGCGGCGGCATCCGCAGAACAGTCTGCAGAAGATGCTGAGACTGCCACATCTTCTGTTTCGTCAATCGTGCCGGCATCTGCAGGCACAACCGGACAGGTTCTGACAAAGACAGCGAACGGTGCTGACTGGCAGGATGTTGACGGTTTACCGGCAGGTGGTACAACCGGACAGGTTCTGACAAAGCAGTCAAGCACTGACGGTGATGCGGACTGGGAGACACCAACCTGTGGTCAGTGGGGCAGTATCACAGGCACACTATCTGATCAGACTGACCTTGCAAGCGCACTTGCAGGTAAAGCAAACACATCCACACTGGCAACAGTCGAAACTGGCACAACATCATCAAAGGCATATGCGGTTGGTGAATATCTTGTATATAACGGAATACTGTACAAGGTTACAACTGCAATCACTAGTGACGGTCAGACACTGACACCTGGATCAAACATCACTGCAGTGAGTGTTGGTGCAGAACTTACCTCGTTAAATAACGGGTTAAGTAACTTAACCAAAAACACGTTTGGAACTGACGTAAATCTATCATCATATGATTGGGATAATCCGTATGTTGCACCAAGTGATGGTTATGTAGAGACGAGTGTGCTTTATACTGCACCAAGTGGTTCTTTTGTAAACGTCACAATTATGTCACCAGCAAAAAATACGTTTGTCACACAAATAACACACGGAATTACTGGTCAGAATATTTATCAAGCTGTGTTTGTCAAAAAAGGGATGGCGTTGTATGCACAGAGTGTAAACGGAAATGCTGTATACAAACCTTTAATTTAATCGATTAGTTTTAAATCAGCATTTAATGACCTAAGTTGTTACAAGTTGGTTGCAAGTTGGTTGCAAGTTGGTTGCAAGTTGGTTGCAAGTTGGTTGCAATTAGATGCAATTAGATGCAATACATGAATGCGAAAACGCAAAAAAGCATCAAAAAACGCAATTCTGAATCATTTCAGCATCAAAAAACATAACTGAAACGTGCAAAACATAAGCGCGTTTTTTCAATTAAGAAAGAGAGGAAAGAAAAATGTATCAGTATTACATCTTTGAAATCAAAAAGACCGACACAGGACAGTATGAACACGATGTGCATTGGACATTCGATGAAAATGCCGACAAAGCACGGTTGAAGGGTGAATCATCATTCTATGACTACTGTTCAAAAGCGGCAGTAAGCACATACCCACATCATGCAGTGACACTGTTTAGTTCTGATGGTAAGCCCATCATGGACAGGTGTTTTGATAAGCCGACAGAGTAACGCAGGCAGGTTGAAGAACCTGCTTTTTTCATGGGAAAGGGGAAATGCACATGACACCGTATGAGTGGAAGAACATGACCATTGGCAAATCATATGACCAGGACAAAGCATATGGGTACCAGTGTTGGGATTATTTCGATGCCTTTGTGAAGTATTTCAAACTGCCGGTGTCAACGTACTGTGCATTGACCGGTTACGTGTGTGACCTGTGGCGGTTGCGTGATCAGTACGGGTACGGCAAGTATTTTGAATTCATCACAGACTGGAAACAGTTGCGTGATGGTGACTGGGTGATTTGGGATAGAGGTTCTGCATCACACAACCTGTCACACATCGCAATGTACTTTTCACCGAATCTGTCACTTGGTCAGAATCAAGGCAGTGCGTGTGTCACGGAAAAACCGACAGCATTCACTGATATGATGGGCGGTCTGCGGTTCAAGGGGTGGTCAGAAATCATTGAAGGTGCTTCTGACATCACCATCAATGGCAGGTCTTATTCACTGTACCGGCAGAAGGCAAATCAGAAAGCAGTTGTGCTGTCTGCAGGAATCAACAAATTAAAAACCATCCGTGAACTGGACTGTGATGCATCAGTAATGGCAAAGATCACCGGTGCAAACTACTTCCAGAACAAAGACGGTCAGTCTGATCCAAAAGGCACCACATATGGTGACCAGTCTTCAACGGTCAATGATGTGTGGCGAATGTTACCGAATCAGAACAACACACTGTACTTTGACTTGAACACAGGCATGTATGGTGACTGCACCGGTGTAAGAATTGACATGGATCACGATGTCTTTTCACCTGGTGGTGTGTTTCCTGCTTCTGGAAATTACCAGTACGGTACATTCATCGGTATTGACTGCGTGAATATTGTCAGCAGGTACACATTCTGCATCCGGTTCACAGACGGTACATACTGTTTGGGCATCTGCAACCAGGATGCAACACCAAGACAGATTGCATCTGACTTCAGACAGTACCAGATTGAAAGCATCGCTTTCCTTGATGGCGGTGACAGTGCACAGATGGGCAGAGTGAAAGACGGGATTTTTGAATATAACCGTTACACATCACGTGCAGTGCCGTCAGCGGTTGCGCTGATCAGAACGGATACACCACAGGAACCATCTGACACGCACGAAAACGCACCTACAACAAACGAAACGGATGAAGGAGAGGAACAGACCATGAACAATGAAACAAGCACTATCGAACCGGTAAAGGATGAAACATGGACTGATCCAGAACCGGCACCGTCAGACCACATTATTCTGAATCGTATTGCATCGCTGATGTCCGTGAAATCAATCATCACCATCTTCTTGACTGGGGTGTTTGGAATGCTTGTGCTACGTGGTGAAGAATTACCGGATAAATTCGTCAGCATCTACACTATGTGCATCAGTTTCTTCTTTGGATACCAGTTCAAGAAGGTAGAAAGCGGTGAAGGTAAATGAATGAAGAACTGACCATGGTGACCGTCATTGGTGTTCTGCTTCTGCTTGGTCAGATTCTGCAACTCTATAACACTGCAGTGACTGCCAAGAAGAACGCAAATGAACCGATGCGGATTGTTAAGGAAGAAATAGCGGTACAGGGCAAGCGTATTGGAGAGATAGAGCATGAGGTGACCGATATGAAAAAGGACATCAACCATGCGTTTGATAAGATCAGAGAAAACAAAGAAGAATCTGAACGGACAGCAAAAGCACAGAATGCGGCACTGGTTCAGATACTGCTTCTTCTGAAAGAGCCAACCAACAAGAACGATGCTAAGATTGACGAAACGATCAAGCAGTTGACATCAATTTGACATCAATTTGACATCAATTTGACATTCCCTTTTCAGTTTCCTTCTGAATGTGGGTATCTGTGTTTTGGGAGCCGGCACAGGTACCCGAATAAACAAAAACCGGATGTGTAATGCATCCGGTCTTTTTTTATGTCATGGACACTGACAGAAGCACATCACCGGTTTCTGCCAGTGTTCGTTTAATGTTCGTAAAGTGGAGAGATTCAGACATGAAACGAACAACACATTCCCGTGTCACGGGTTCTGTCTGCTGATCAGACATGTTCACGTGGATGACCATGCGCTGTCCGTCATCATCATCGAACAGGTATATTCGGTTTATGCATGAATTGATCAGATACTGTTGTGATTCAGAATCGGTCTTTTCAGCGTTTCTGAGTGCGTATAGGAACCGTTTTATATCATCGGCAGTAAATTGTACCTGTGATAGTTTTTCGGTCTCTATTCGCTGTTCTATGGCTTGTATTTCGCTTTCGTGTGCGTGCAGTCTTTCATTCACGGAATCAGACCATACACCGGATTCCATTGCACGCAGAATATTGTCAATTTTCTTCTGAATCTGCTTTTTCTGTTCTTCCAGATTGCGGACGGTGGCAGTTGCCTGTTCTGATTCCTGGTATGCAAGGACACGTGGCACCATGTCTTCAATGAATTCATCGGTCAGAATTTCTTCATTGATGGTTCTGATCACGGCATCTTCCAGTTTCTCTTTTGATACACGTTTCTTTCTGCATCCGTTCCGTTTGGATGCTTTCCTTCCAGAACAGGAATAGTAATGATAATAACTGCCGTTTCTACTGCGTGCAGATTCACCGGTCATAGGTTCACCACAGTATCCGCAGAACAGTTTGCCGGTCAGAAGGAATGATACCGTGTCTTCTGTTCTCTTTTTGACCTTTGTGAATGACCTGCGTTTCAATTCCTTCTGAACACGGTTGAACAATGCTTTATCAATGATGGGTGGAATGCCGTGCGGATCAATGATGTCTTTGTACCGGTACACACCGATGTACTTTTCATTGCGTAGGATGTACCGCAGACTGTTCTTTGAGAATGGCATATTTCTGCCTGTGAGATAACCGGCACTGTTCAGTTCATCCACAATCTGCATGTACGGTTTCCCGTTTGCGAAATCGCTGAAGATTTGCTTGACCACAGGTGCGGTCACTGGGTGCGGTTCATATTTCCCATCTGATGTCTTCTGATACCCGAACAGGGTTGTGGACAACACTTTTCTTTCTAATGCTGAATCATACAGACCACGTTTGATGTTCTCTGACAGGTTTGCGGAATAGTATTCGGCAAGAGATTCCATCAGACCTTCAAGAATGATGCCTTCTGGTGAATCACTGATGTTTTCCATTGCAGAAATGACTTTGACACCGTTTTTCTTCAGAATGTTACGATACATCGCACTGTCATACCGGTTTCGTGCAAATCGGTCTAATTTCCACACAATCACTGCTTGAAATGATTTTGTCTCACTTTCGCTGATCATCTGCTGAAAAGCAGGTCTTTTGTCACTGGTTCCGGTCAGTGCTGAATCAGTGTATTCGTGGATGACTGACATGCCGTGTTTTTCTGCGTACTGTCTGCATTCACGCAGTTGTCCTGCAATGCTTTCTTCACGCTGACTTGAACTGGAATACCGTGCATATATCACTGCCGTTGTCATATGTTCACACCGTTCAGAATTTCTGCATAATTTACACCAATAGCATCACAAATGGTGATGAATACCGGCATACTCATTTCAATCTGACCGGATTCATATTTTGCAATGGTAGACCTTCCAATGCCGGTTTTCTGTGACAATTGTTCTTGTGTCATCCGTTTCCGTAAACGTGCGAATCTGATTTCATCGCCTATTGATTCATTTATCTTCTTTCTATTCATTCCGTTGTCCTTCTTTCATTCTCTTTATATCATGAGTGTTATTGAATTTCACAAAATGTTCTGCAAAAGAACAAAAAGTGCTTGACAAGAACGGAAACGGTGGGAAAATAAAATAAAAAACGGCAAAAAAAGGAAGGAAACGAGCATGACAGAACAGGAACTGAAAAAGGAAGTACGTTGGATGAAACGGGTGACAAAAGACACGGACAAGACAGATGACACTGTTGAGTATCGGTGGCATCCAAAATTCCAAAGATTCATCAAAGGTCTGATGGCATTGGGTGTTCAAGCGGAAATGCATGACAGTTTAGAAGAATGGCGAAACGCTTGCGAATTATGCGGAAACTGGAACAAGAAATATCCTACGGAAATATACATGACTGAAGCGTACCTTGATGATGAAACAGGTGGTTCCATTGCACACATTGAGGATGAAACATTCAGATTTACAGACTAAAGCAAAAACGGTTTGCCGGTCACCGATAAGTACCGGCACACAGTGCAATAAGGCACAGAAGGAGAGGGAAAATGTTCTACAAAATCACATATACATATGAAGGCAAGAAGGGTTCAACCATTGTCAGACCGGTAGAAGGTTGGGAACACAGGTTCTACGAATACTGCATCAATAAAGTTGATTCACTGACACGTGCCGGTGCAAAGATCATTGACACACAGATGTACAACACAAAATAAGCATCACGGCGAGGCGATAACACCGGAACAACACCATTTCAGAAAGGACATAAGGAAATGGAAAAGGAAACAAAGAAGGTCAAGAAACTGGAAGAACTGCACGGTGGACAGGAAGAAGAAATGACAGAATACATTGTCACGATGAAAAACGGCAATCAGATCAGACTGTTGGTGTCTGCAGAGGATTGGCAGGATGAATGTTTGTTCATGGCAGATGTGATTACGTATGTTGATGCAGAAGGTATCTGCAATTATGGTTCAAAGGAAATCAAGGTGACAACATGCTGAAAGAGATTGAAGCAGTGCGCACCAAACTGCATAAGAAGATTGAAGACCGTGAAGCAAAACTGAACGGTCTGATGGACTGGTGCAAGGACAGATATGATGTGAACTGGTACGGATACCAGAAATACCAGGATGAATATGCAAAGCGGTCTGCCAAACTGGAAAAGGAACTGAAGCAGTACCAGTTCTGGTACAAGCAGTTGTATGAAATGCATCTAGCGGCAGTGGAACAGGGAATTGAAGACGGTACACATTCTGAAATGGTGTATCTGGGAATGGTGCCAGAAGATGATTGAACGCATCATGCAAGGTGATTGTTTGCAGATGCTGAAACTGCTTGATGACTGTTCGGTGGATACCTGTGTGACATCACCACCATATTACGGTCTGAGAGACTACGGCACCGGAACATGGATTGGTGGCGATCCTAACTGCCCACATAGGCGGTTATCAAAGTATTCAGACAAAACCACAACCGGTCATCATCAAAAGGAACTTGCAGGTAATGTCGGAGATGCCATATACAAAACAGTGTGCCCAATTTGCGGTGCGGTAAGAGAAGACAAGCAAATTGGACTGGAAGAAACACCAGAAGAATATATACAGAAACTGGTTGCGGTATTTCGTGAAGTGAAACGTGTTCTGAAGGATGACGGCACGCTGTGGTTAAACATCGGAGACAGTTATGCAGGAAGCTGAAAAGGTAGAAACAGTGACGGATCAGCAAATGTTGATGCAGACAGCAAACAAGCCACATCAAAAGGTACTACAGAAGGACATCTAAACAAAACTGGTGATGGTTCAGCAAAACCCAAAGACCTAATCGGTATACCTTGGATGCTTGCATTCGCATTGCGTGATGATGGTTGGTATTTGAGACAAGACATCATATGGCACAAACCGAATCCAATGCCCGAACCAGTGAAAGACAGATGCACCAAGTCACACGAATACATATTCTTGCTGTCAAAGAAACGGCAGTATTACTTCAATCATGAAGCCATTCAAGAAGACGCAATCTGCAAAGATGACAAGCGTAATGGAGAGGGCAGAATCACATATGATGGCAAACGTACAGATGGAGATGACCAACATGCACAGCAATCGTTTGTCACTGACAGTGACAAACGGAACAAACGTGATGTGTGGACTGTATCACCAAAACCGGTATCAGATGCACATTTCGCAACATATCCAGAAGAATTGATTGAACCGTGTATACTTGCCGGTTCTAAACCGGGGGGGGGTAGTGCTTGATCCATTTTTCGGAAGTGGCACCACAGGCAGAGTGGCACTGAAACACGGCAGGGGTTATATCGGTATAGAACTGAACCCGAAATACATTGAAATTGAAAAAAAGCGGTTGAATGGAGTGCAAACCGCATTGTTCTAGAAAGGAGATGGATGAATGACAGAAACAGAAAGAAAATTCACACCAAATGAAATTATCAGATTACTTGGATGGACTAATGAAGAAACTGCAGAACATCTTGGTTGCAGTCACATGACTGTTGTGAGACGAAAAAACGGTCAGTCTCCGTGGAAAGCACCGGAAATTGTGGTTCTATCCAAGGAATCGAACATTCCTGTTGAGCAGATTATTTTTTAGTGCTAAAAAATGTTCTTCGCAAGAACATCTGCACAAAGAAGGGAGATGATGCAGAGCATCAACATTGAATCATTCGCACAAGCAGTATTGAAAGACATGAAAAAAGCCGGTGTGGGGTCACCGGCAAGAAAGGACAACGAACATGAAACACAAGAAGAATCACATTCGTCACAGGAATTCTATCACAGCAGAACTGAAGCAGGAATTGTTCGGTGATCTTGAATTCTTTGATGCTTGCACTATCGCATTTTACGCATCAATGCTTTCCATCCTTGCATCGGTTGGCATCTATGCATTCGCATTCTATTGCATTTGAGAGGAGACACACATGATTATCACAATATTGGTTTCCATGGTATGCGGTTTTGTTGCCGGTGTACTGGGTTCCATCATCACAAGAGAAATGACAGAACATCAGATTCAGCAGAAGACCATTGAAGATGCACAGCAATATGCCGTGATCAACAAGCGCATTGAGACAATCAACGGTCAGTACAAAGCGGTGACTGTAGCACTGGAACAACTGACATACAAGTTTGTCAGAGAACGTGGTGCGGTCTGGGAATCGCTGAATGGACTGTGGAATGACTATGACGAACGGAACAAGGAACCGGAACAGGCAGAAGCAGAACCGGCACCAGAAGCAACAGAAACAGGCAAGAAGCGTGCAAAGAAGTCACGCAAGGAGAATGAGACAGATGAAGGAAAGAACACTGTTCAACATGGATGAAAAGAAGCGAAATGTGAAGTACGTGCGTGCCACAAGCAAAACCGGTGAACTGACCGTGCACGTAAACGCAGACACAACAGCACTGATCAAAGAGTACTGCCAGATGCACAGCGTGAACTGCAAACAGTTTGTGAATGATGTGCTGACAGAAAAGATGGCAGAACTGGAACAGAACAAGTATGACGGGCTGACCAAAGAAGAACTGATCAACCTGCTGAAAGAGAGAGACCGGAAACATGATTGATGAACGTACGAACTGGAATGATGCCGTCAATGAATTGATTGACCGCATTGATACTGCACAGATGTCCTTTGTGGCGGCACGTGACAATTTCAATTCAAGGAGAATCGGCAGATACGTGATCATGCTTGATTCACTGATGGATGAACTGAGAGGTTTGCTTGATGACTAAGAAAGCACTGGTTGATGTGTGCAACGTACCGGAATATGCACACAAGTATAAATACTGGGTGGTGCGGTACTCTGCCGGTTATCTCTGGTACTGGGGTGCATTTGATGATGAAAACAGAGCGTTAGAGGTTGCGAACGCTGAAGATGGAATGGTGGTGGAAGCGGAATGAATGACAGGGAATATGAAGCGATGAACGGCATCAGACGGTCTGATCTGTGGTGGATGAACAAAACACCGGCACACTTTCTGTGGCATATGGATAACAAAGAAGAACAGACACCGGCACTGCTGTTTGGATCAGCGGCACACAAATATGTTTTGGAACGTGATGACTTCTTCACGGAATACGCAGTGGTGCCACAGGTAGACAGACGGACAAAGGCAGGGAAGGAAGCCATTGAAGCATTCAAACATGATCATCAGAAGCAGTCTTGGATTGACCATGAAGATTTTGAAGTCATTCAGCAGATGCGTGATGCACTCTATGCAAACGCAGAGATCAAACAGATTCTGACCGCAGAGCACAGAACAGAAGTGCCGTTCATCTGGGTTGATGATGAAACCGGCGAAATCTGCAAGTGCAAAGCAGACATCATCACTGAACTGGATGGTGTGCCGACAGTGATTGACTACAAAACAACACTGTCTTGTGAAGATGGTTCGTTTGAAAGATCATCACGGAAATTCGGTTATGACTTCCAGTGCGGATTCTACTTGGAAGGAATCAACAAATGCACCATGGAAGAACACCAGTTTGCATTCATTGCACAGGAAAAGACGGCACCATATCTGCCACGGGTGTATGTCTGTGATGAAGGATTCATCAACCAGGGCAAGCGCAAGTTTCATGAACTGCTGAAGAAGTATCACGCATGCAAAGAATCAAAGGAATGGAAAGGGTACGAAACAGAATATCTGTACAGTGACAATTATGAATAAGAACGTGAATGAATACAGTCACTACCAGGAATACTTCAATAACTTTCTTGGTGGGTGGTCTTTCTCTAATGGTGATGAAACACTGACCATTGCAAGTGTCAGTGAAGAAGAAATGTTTGATGCACAGACCGGTGGCAAAAAGAAAGGACTGTGTATCCGGTTCAAGGAACGTGATCTGCCGATGGTGCTGAACAAGACAAACGCATCCATGATTGCAGAAGTCACAGGATCAGATGCAATGCGTGACTGGATCGGCAAACAGATCATTGTTGGCACGGAACGTGTCAAGGCATTCGGCAAGGTCTCACAGGCAATCAGAGTGAGACCGGACAAGCCGACAGTCAAAGCACCGGCAGAACCTGCCACACAAGCGCAAATGGAGCGCATACAGGCACTGATTGCGGATGGTTCGATAAATGAACCGGCACTGTGCAAATATCTCAAAATCAGCGGTATTGGTGCCATCTCACGCACACAGGCGGCAGATGCAATCAAAGCAAAGACAGGGGAGATCATTGAATGAAATCATACCTGTTTGAGATACCAGGTGAACCGTTTGCGAAACAGCGTGCACGGACATTGCGCACCGGCAGATCATACACACCGGCAAAGACGGTTCAGTTTGAGAATCTGGTGAAAACCTGTTTTGTGCAGAAGTATCCGTGCGAATCACCAACTGAAGACTGGGTGACCGTGGACATCGTTGCGGTTTACCCAGTTCCGCAGTCATGGTCAAAGAAAGACAAGATCAGAGCATCTGAAGACAAGATGTTTCCGAAAAAACATGACTGGGATAACATCGGCAAGATCATCTGTGACGGTCTGAACGGTGTTGCTTGGCATGATGACAAGCAGATATTTGATGGAATGGTACACAAGCGATTCGGAGACAGACCACGTACGGTTGTACTGGTCACAACGTACACAACAGAAGAACTGGAACAGAACAAACTGTTGGGTGTTCTTTCGGCAGAAGAAATGGAATGGTATATGAAATCATGGCAGGTATAAACACAGTAACGATTGTAGGCAGACTGACAAAGGAACCGGAACTGAGAAAGACACAGAGCGGTACATCATATCTTAAATTTACGGTGGCAGTTGACCGGATGAAGAAGGAAGACGGTGCTGACTTCATTCAGTGTTCCGCATGGAGACAGGCGGCAGAATTCCTGTCACAGTATGCCGATAAAGGAACAATGGTTGGTGTCACCGGTCACATCAGCACTGGATCATATGAAGACCGGCAGACGGGCAAAAAGGTATTCACAACAGAAGTGACAGCAGACCGTGTGTGCATTCTGGAATCAAAGAAACAGCGTGCCGATTATCCAAGCAACGGAACATCATACACAATGGCAGAAGCATCAGCACATGCCAATGAAGGATTTGACACCGGCGAATCTGCTGATGATGAAAACTGGGAACCGCCATTCTGAGGTATCAACATGATTTTGTCTGAGTGGGTAAAGAATCACAAATGGCAAACCGCTAAAATCGGCACAAAAGACGGCAGTGGTTTCATCTTTGCCGGTACCGTAGATTCATTCACGCTGAATCACATTGAAGCGTACACAGGCACGAAAATGCATGAGAGGGCAGTAATTGAAACATATCCATCTGCGTATGGTGGGCACATTGTAATCATCCGTGGGAGAGAATACGGAAACAAAGACATGCCAACACCAGTGCGATACACAGAGACGGTACAGATGGAAAACTATCATGCACTCATTGGTGCGGTCGCTAAAGTAGCGGCAGAGGAATATGAACGTGCACTGACCGCAAAGATGTTCAGCACATCCAAACGGGCACAGGAATATTCAGAATATGAAATCAACGAGTGCCGACAGTTCTTTCTGTCAGATTCGTTTGCAACACTGATGCCGCACGTGAACGGTGATGAAGTCTTGCACCTAATCGAAAAGAAGGTGTACCAGGCATGGAAACGGTACGGAGACGAACATGATGACAGAGAATGAAGGATACATCAAACTGTACCGGTCATTCTTACAGTGGGAATGGCATGATGATCAGTCAATGGTCACGGTGTTTCTTCATTGCATTCTGCTTGCAAACTGGAAGTCAAAACAGTGGCATGGTCAGTCAATCCCGCGTGGCACATTCATCACAAGCATTGCGAACCTGTCATCAATCTGCGGATTGGCACCAAACACTGTCAGATCATGTCTGAAACGGTTGCAGGATACCGGTGAACTGACTGTGCAAACAAGTAACAAAGGCACAAAAATCACCGTCAATAATTATGCAAATTATCAAGTCACCGGCAGTTCTGTTATGCAAAATATGAGTCACGATTTGAACAACGAATTGAACAACAGATTGAACACTACTAAGAATATAAAGAAAGAAAGAAGTATAAAGAAACATACAAAGAAAGTGAAAGTGGAAATCCTTCCAGATTTCTACAATGCGGAACCGGTACGGATAGCAGAACCGGTACTGGCAACAGCAGAGGAGATTGAAGCAACAAGGGAACTGATAATGAAAGGAGTGAAGCAGAATGAATGACCTTATGAAGGAACAGTGGATCAATGACACGTGCATGATGTTCCAGAAGACATTCAATGACATAAACATGACCACAGTAAGAAACATTCTGACACTGGCACTGATGGACTGTGATATTACCAAGTACACTAAGGCGGTAACAGTTTACGCAGGTGAACCAAACGAACAGATCATCAAGGCATTCATTGTTACAAAACGTGTTGCAGGTGCATCTGACAAAACCTGCAAATACTATCAATTCATTCTCAGCCAGTTTATGAACAAGATTGGAATGTACTTCGATAAAGTCACGGCAAATGACATACGCATCTACTTTGCAAAGAGAGAACTGGAAGATGGAGTGTCAGATGTGACACGGAACAATGAATACCGTGTGCTGTGTTCCTTCTACGGATGGTTATTTGATGAAGAACTGATCAATAGGAATCCGATGCGTAAGGTGTCCAAGATCAAAACCAAGAAAGTGCAGAAAAAAGCATTCAGTCAGATGGACTTGGAACAGATACGTGCGCACTGTCAAAACAAAAAAGAGAAAGCGGTGATTGAAACACTGATCAGTACCGGATGCCGTGTATCGGAATTGGCAGGTATCACATTGGAAGACATTGACGGTGACACTGTGACTGTACACGGCAAGGGAGACAAAGACCGCAGTGTGTATCTCACAGCAAAGGCACAGTTTGCGATTGATGAATATTTGAAGTCAGACGCATACCGGAAACGCAGGAACAAGAACAAAGTGTTTCCACCAGTTCATACAGTGCAAGAGATTGTACGCAGAGTTGGAGATGATGCCGGTGTGAAGAACTGTCATCCGCACAGATTCAGACGGACATGCGCAACCAATGCACTGGAACACGGTATGCCGATTGAGTATGTATCAAGAATGCTTGGCCATGAATCATTGGAGACCACACGGATATATCTTGATCTGAATGACAATGACATGAAGATTGCACACAGGAAGTATGTGAACTAAAGGAGAGAGAAAGAACATGTACAACATTGATTATCCACAGTTTGTATCTACACCATACATCACAAATTGTGTTGGCTGTCCGTACATGGAACTGACAGCTGACACAGACGAGGATGCAAAGAGAAACAGACACCACACGATGAAGTGCAAGCATCTTGAAATCTGTCTGCGGATCATCAGCATGTGTGAAGCAGAACAGGCAGAGGAAGAGGACGATGAGTGTGAAGAATACAAGGCTAATTGACACACAAGACGCATTCAATGTGCTGTCGGATTATTACCATCACCACACATCCGCTCAACACTTGGCATTGCAGGAAGCATTGAACAAAGTGCCGACAGCGGACGCAGAACCAGTGCGATATGGGAAGTGGATATTTGAGAGCATTCGAGGGCATGCGGTGATGACGTGTTCTGAATGTTGCAAGGTTCAAGATGGTCAGACTTTATGTTTCACGTACTGCCCTAACTGTGGTGCAAGGATGGATGAAGATGACTGATTTAATCAGCAGACAGGACGCGATTGATATCGTTGAATTTGAGTGCGGAGAGTGGATAGGACTTGCAAGGACTATTATCAAGAGCCTTGAAAACATACCGCAAGAGGAAACGGAACGAAAGCGCGGGAAGTGGATTGAAAAAAGCACGGGCGGGGAGCATTTCTGGT